CCAAAATGCGCCTGTGACTTAATGAATGCCGTTTCGTATGCTTCATCACTCAGAGAATACGGCTCAATCTCGGATGCTATGGCTTCTCGGTTTGTCATTCGCTTTGGAGTTTTATGTATCTAATGCAGCACAAAAGAACTTCTCAAATCAGCCCTGTACCTCGTCGGTCTTGATGATTGCGTAATCGTCAATGCCGTTGAACACAGGCTGACCCCACATATCGTAGTCAAGGTGGTAACCCTCCTTGTCCTCCCAATAGCCTACAAGGTTATCATCGTGAGTAGAGTATGCCTTGCCTGTGCGCTTGTGGTTAAGCTCAACAGAGTCGGCAATCTTCATCACTGCGACAGTAGGAGCGCACTGGAATACAACACGGTCGTGCGGTGTCATATTGAACTGAGTGCCATCGGGCAGTGTAACAAAGCGATTAGGCTCAAGTACGATAGAGGGCAGACCAACGCCTTCAAGGTACTCATTCACATTCTCGGTAGAGAGCATGGGCACAACTTGGTCGAGGCGAACCTTGTTCAAGCTGAGCTTAAAGGTCTTGGCAATCTGGTCAGACTTACACATCTTGCGGAAGGTAGTCTTTGACATGCGGATTTTCTGCACCTCACGACCCTTCTTGTCGAGTTCCTCGCAGAGTGCGTCGATGTCGTCGAATGGGGTTGAGTTTGCCTCACCCCAAGCGGCAACCTTTGCCTGCTTCTTCATTACCTCCAAGTCGAAGGTGTAGCTGATATTGGCACGCTTGTTGTTGGTGCGGTTCACGGTCTGAGTTCCGTTGAACAGACCCTCGAAATAGAGCATATCGAGTCGCTTGTGAGGTGCGATAACAGCCTTCTCGAATGGACGGAAAGCGAAGGTGAGCAACTTGTCGTAGTCCTTCTGACGATTTGCCTCGGTGTAGTTGGCATCCTTGTTGCGCAGCTTGCCCTCCAAGTAGTCAATCTGGTCGAGGTAATCGGCATCAAGCTCCCACTGGTCGCCCATGTGACCGATAGAACCTGTAAGTTCACCGAGATTTGGCATCTGATGAACAGGCTTCTCACCATTCTTGGCGATAACAGAACCGACCATAGCGGCGTTATACTGAGCCAATGCCTCCTGATACTGACGTGATGCACAGTAGTCAATCTGTGTAATCTCGCCCTTCCACAGAGGCTTGTAAGTCGATGTCTTCATAAAATCGTTGATATAGGCATCGAAATTCTTCGGCTCTTGAAGTCTTTTAAGAATACTATCCATAATCTTGAAATACTTTTTTTAAGTTAAACAATAATGTTAAAGAACACGGAAGAGGTGAGTTCCCACACCTGCCTTGTTCAGACCCTCGATGATAGCATCATTCACAGGGTAGGGCATAGTGTCCTTCTCAATCTCCATGGCTACGAGAGTAGGAGTAACCTGTGGGAAATCGTTATCACGCAAGTCAGTTGTCTCGTAGGCAAGACCGATGAGAGTATCAGCCTCGGGGTCATAGTTAGAAACTGCGTCACCTGCCTCTACACCAGCGGCAAGAGCCGTTACAGTGAGAGTTGCAACACCATCGGCGATAGCAATCTTGCTGATTGTTGAGCCAGCAATCTTATCGCCTACAGCAAACAGTCCGTTATCTTTGATTTTGAGAGTTGTTGCCTCGGCATTAGCCTTTGCCGCAACCTCTGCCGACTTAACAAGCGCGACCTTACCAGTAGCCTTGTCAATTTTCAGCACGCTGCCCTTCGGAAGCCAACGGAATGTGGCTGGGAGATTGGACTTGTCAAAGTCATAACCACCCTGTCTGCGCACGCAGTGCTCTTCCCACCAAGCAGCCTCCTTGATATTAGTGCCGCTTGACTTATGGTAAAACATACCGTTCTTTGATGACATAATTCTTAATATTTATGAGTTATGATGACCGTTTTATTGTTTGTTTGCATCGGCAATACGATTTGCCGAAGCCTCCATCATCTTGCGGAAGTCGTCATCTTCACTTTCCAAAGCTGAGGGCGTTGGTGCAGCCACAAACTGACCCGACGATACCATTGTCTGTTTCAGAGCTGTGTAATCGTTGGTAATCTTGGTAAGCATATTATCCAAGTCCTCTTCTTTTTCAAGACGATACTGTCTGCGGAATACCTCAGGCACATCTTTCAGTTTATCACTCGATTGGAGCAGATTGTCAAGACGCTCACGTTCCTCCTTTTCCTTGTACGGTTTCAGACCGGCGGCGATTCCGTCACTAATCATCTTCTGTACCTGTTCAGCTGTAAGACCACTTGGTGATGCAGGTGAGTCTGTTTGAGCAGAAGGTGCTGGAGGGTTCGATGTAGCGGGAGGCTCTGGTTTGATATAACCCTCAAACTTCTTGTTGGTTTCTGAAACACCACGATTGTAAACTGATTGCATCATCTCTGCGTAACCCTCATTGTTCTTCAAGGCTGTTGAGATTTCCTCGTCAGTTGATTCATCTTTGAGGTTTGCGGCAATGAGATTGGAAATTTTTGTGAGTTCTTCACGCTTGAAACCATACTTTGCATAAGATGTTTTCGCAGCCGCAAGCACTCTTTCTGAAATACTCATAGACTTTTAAATTTTTAACGTTAATATTAATTTTGCCGCAAAGATACTACATTAATTAAAAGAGAATATTATTTTTGCGATTTGCGAATAAACAAATCGCATTTAAGACTATGTTTTCAATGGTTTGCTTTGGTTCTATTGGCATCAAATGACGCTGATATATAAATACTAAGCTAATACAGTAATAATGCCTTAAAACAAAAAAAAGCGAGCATCCTCAGATGCCCGCATGTTACCCTGATACAATCTGAAAGAACAAAGTTTTCTTCCCTATAGACAATGCAAAGGTAGTGATAAATTCTCGTCTAACAAAAATATTTCTCGGTTATTAATATATTTTAATACAAATAATTTGCTACACACGAGAAAATATATTAATTTTGCACCCGTAATCAGTAAACACATAGCAATATCCGCAAGTGTGCGTATATATATTCCGCCAACGAGTCCTTACTGATTACACTCGTTGGCGGCATTGTTTTTTGGGGGATGGTAATGTTCGGAACGCTTGTCATCGTACACAAGGAAAACAATGAACCAAACTCGGTACTTGGGGGAGTGCCACACCGAGAGCAAAGGCTGAGCCTGAACTGCGGCACAAAGTAGCAATGGTACTTGGAATCGGGTAAGTTCGCACGACCATGCTAATGGCGAACCGATTGACGGAGGAACTCACGAAGGTGTATGAAAATCCTAAAATCGAGCAAAGCAACTTCTTGTCGTTTTCGGCAAGGGGAATAATAAGGCTTTGCTCAATCAGAAAGAATCTTCTCAGATGTATAATTCAACGAAATAAATATAAATAATATATATATATAATGTAAAACACATAATTTTCTCGGAAAAATCAAAATTTTGTCGGAAAAATGAAGCCAAATTCTGAATGGATAAGAAAACGTCGGCAGGAATTACTATCAAAAACCAGCGATGCCGAGAAATCCGCATACCTCAATCTGAAAAAGCTCGGTATTACAGCTTTGAGGCAGTACCCGGTATGGACGGGCAGGCGAATGTATTTTGCTGACCTATATATACCTAAATATAATATAATCTTTGAAATCGATGGTGGCTATCACTATACATCACGTCAAAAGCGGCTTGATGGGAATCGCAGCAGTGGGTTATGGCGAATGGGTTATCATGTTGTGCGGTTATCTAATCATGATTCTCGCAATATTCTCAAAATAAAGAATAAAATTCTCTTAATTCTCGGCAGAAATATTAAAAAATAATTAAAATATTAATATTTTCCATTGAATTATTTGGTTTATTGAGAATAATATATTAATTTTGCAACATCAAATTTAATATTTAATTTTTTAAAAGCAGTACAACAATGGAAAAGACAACAAAGAAAGCAATCGTAGAAAAGGCAGTATCAATGCTTGCAAACGATGAATGGGATAAGTTTCAGAATCTATATACTATAGATGAGACCTCTCTTATAGAACATTTAGCAGATTATCTCTTCTCGGCAAAGAAATGCCCTACTGCTGATGACATAGTTACTTATATTAGAGGTGAAATTGATGCTCATGCAATCCGTGATATTTTCGCTGATACACTCAAAGCGCATAATTTAATAATCCCAACCGCAGATACAAAAGGCAATGAAGCTCTTATAATTGCCCGAATGGCTCATGGCAGTCATTCAGGAGCAAAGGCAGCAATTAACAAGGTTGCTAAAATAAACAATATTCAGATAAGAGACTATAAATATGATATGGGACATGTTTGTTTCTACGCAAGTCGAATCTAAAAAAATACAACAATGGAAAAGAAAGCAATGACAACAAAGGTAGCAGAACTGCTGATGATGGATGCCAAAGACGTTCTTCTTATGCTCGGCATCGAGACTGAATTTGACTACGAAGAACGTAGCGGTATGGTTTACTTCACAAGCAAGCCAATCTCAATGACTCCAAGGATGTTCAAGGAGCTGCGCATTAAAGGTCGTGTCTATTACACAGGCACAACCTACTTAGACACATTGCCTAAGGCTATCCTTGAACTTGGATATTCCTACAAATTCTTCGGTGGCGGTAGCAATGGCTCAAATCTTGGTATCATTGAATATGCAATTGATGAGCATATAGATGAACAAATTGAGCAATACAGCCTTGAAACCGTATTGAACTTCCGCTCATTTAATCGCATAAATATGAATCTTGGAATGTATTAATCATGGAAAAGTTAGATATGTATAAGTTCGTCGGGGAGTTATTCTCCGACGAATATGAAAAGCTTGAAGTAAAAGACCATAATGAGCACTATATCAAGTGTCAGATGTGGGGCATACCATTTAGGATGCATTGGTATTCTGGAAATAGCAAATTCAGAGTAGAAGCTGATAGTCATGATGATTTGGCTGTAATACTATCTTTGATAGCTATTCAGCTTGGCAGAATGAGGATTGATGCTAAAGAATTTGATTATGTGTTAGTATCTCTTATCATAATGAATAATACAGTAATCAGTTAAACATAAAACATATACAACAATGGAAAACAAAACAGAAGAGCTTATCGCAAAGATTAAGCAAGCAAAAGCGAACCAAGCAAAAGCCATAGAGAAGGCTAAAATGGAAAAAGAGCGCATGTATGAAAATTATCAAGCCGAGTTCAGTAAACTTGGAGAACGCATCAATACCCTGATAACATTAGGCAGAACATTGTTAATGATGGATATGCCTATTGGAGAGAAATATTATGACCATGGTTTTTATTTCGACAAGTTCAAGACCGATGGCATACATCATAATATTGGATTCGTGATAAATCATGGAGTACTTGAAGGTATAGGCATAGAAGGCGGTGGCTGCTGTGGTGGTGACCTTTGCGTTGGAGCTGATGGCAACATTGTCAGAGGCTTGCCATACAAATATTGTGATGGTAGTTATAGTAAAGGTGAGCATCAGAAGATGAAACGACTTCTCGCTGGCTTTTGTGAGTTTGAAAGAGATATGATAAACTATATAGAAAATCTACAATAATATGGAAGGCAATAATAACTATAACCTTATACTTCAAGGTGAGAAACTGGAGGAATCCGCTATCACCACCCGTGATTTCTGTATAAGTAAGATAAGGCAAGCAAAGTACGAGCAGATAGAGTTAGAGAAGATGCTCTCGTCGGATATGCGCACCATCTTCACTGAATATGTCGGCTTGTTTTGTCCCGATTATGTCGATAAGATTGATTGGGATTATTTCGAAAATCTGAAATCAATGTCAGATAACTTGGAAATACAGAAAAATATCTGGAAAGAATTAATTTAACCCCTTAAAGCAAATACAACAATGACAATTAAGCAATTAGACAAAAAGCTGGATGAGCTTTGGGCAGAAGCCCCCGTAAAGGCGGCATTTGGCAATGAGCAGTTCGAAGAAATGCTCAAAGAGTTCGGTATATCGAGTATGGAAGAGGCAAAGGAGAAGCTTGTTCACCTCGTAGGCGGTGTATATGCCTTGAAATCTGATATGCCAAAGATTAAGGCTATATTGGAACAAATGAAAGCTGTCAGGCAATCGGCTTATCAAGACCGCAAGCTGATGATGGATAAACTGATACTGGAGTTCGCAAACTACGAGTGTTGCATAACTCTCGACCCGTATGATGCCATTGCATCACTTGGCATTGAAAAAGATGATTATCTCTATGATACACTGAAAGAGCTTGCTCCAAAGGCTTGGAAGAAGTACCTCGCAGAACATCATCTTAGCAATGAATATTTCCCATTAGCAATATAGTTATGATAGAAATAGGACGTAAGCAGGCGAAAGATGGCAAACTTTACAGAGTCATATCTGAAAAGGTTTGCGGCATAATCTTCTATACTTTGGAGCGGTCGGTTAATGACTACCAAAAAGATGATTTCGTGTTATGGGAAAGTTCACCCGAATATCGTTTCATGGAAGAAAAAGCAAGAGTAATGCTCAAATATAATAAGATTAGATAATGAAGCTGGAAGAACTGAAAAATATGATTGACAAGGCTTATAGTATCGCACCAAAAGCAGATATAGAGCTTGCCTTCGATGATAACTATAAGATGGCTCTTATACGAAAGCTATGGGCTGAGAACCTTACTGTGCCCACTGAGGGCATAGTAATGCGAGGATTAAATATTAGAATACCATCGTCAGTAACTATCGTTTTCGATACGTGTTATGATGCTGGAGATATACAGGTTTTATCAAAAAAATACGAGAAGATATGAAAGTAAGACAGACGTGTGTAGTTTTTGAAATGCCAAAGGACAGGGTAAAGATACTCAACAAGGTGGTATTCTTCCATTTTGGCAAACAGGAGGCGAGTGTCCCCAAGTCCAAGCTGGAGATAAGGGATTGCGATAGTGATAATCACAAGTACATTATCTATATATGGAAATGGGTGTTGATGAAAACGCCCATCCTCGCTGATAATGTAGAGATAAAGAAGGAATTTTGCGTTGAGAAGGATTTTTCTCTCTGCTATATTGAAGAAACAAAAAAGGAATAACGATATGGATGAATTTATAACATCGTTGGATATGCTGCCGCATAACTATGAGGCATACCAAAAAGTTATGGCACACTATGATTCAGGCAGAAATAAGGCAGCAGTTGTTCATGCCACAGGAACAGGCAAGAGCTACATCATAGCAGCCGTTGCTCACCATTTCAAAAATGTGCTGATAATTGCGCCAAATACCTTTGTACTCAATGAAACACGAAAGGTTTGCAAAGGTAACGTCACTTTCCGTACATACATAAGTATAATGCTTGATTTCTCGCCAAGAAATGATTATGACCTTATCGTGCTTGATGAGTTCCATCGTGCCGGTGCTGAGAAATGGGGATTGGGAGTGCAAAACATTATAATGATGAATACAGGAGCAAAACTACTTGGCACATCGGCAACGGCTATCCGTTATCTCGACAAAGAGCGCAATATGGCTGACGAGGTTTTTGATGGCGAAGTGGTGAGCAGCATTCCACTGAAAGAAGCACTTGACAGAAAGCTGCTACCTATGCCGGTATATGTTTCGGCATTATATAGCATTGATATGGATGCAAACAAGCGTATCAAGAAGCTCTCAAAGGCGAAATATCAGAATATCCCCAAATACAATGAATATTTACGTAAGTTGCAAGGCATAGCACATAACTGGGATAGTGCTCATGGAGTGCCAACCATTATGCGAAAGTATCTAAGCAAAGATACAAAGCGTATGATTGTGTTCTGTGCCGATGTCAGCCGTGCCGAGAAATCACGAATAATGCTTGGTTCTTGGTTTGCGTCAGCAGGATTTACTCATATCCGTTTCTATAATATTGATTATAAGAATAAGCTGGTGGAGAAAGAAATGGAGGACTATGAACGTGATAATTACGATGGTCTGAAAGTGGCTATTTCTGTCAATATGCTCAATGAAGGTATTCATATCCCAAGAGTGGATGCTATTATCATGCTGCGTTCAACATATAGCCGTATAATCATCGAGCAGCAAGTGGGCAGATGCCTTACCTCGAATAATAAAGGCATAACACCGGTAGTTTTTGACCTTGTTAATAATATGGACTCTATCGGATATAGTATTATCGGATGGACTAATGAAGGACATGTTATACAACGCTCCGAAGAAGAAGGCAATGAAGGTTTCCTGCCATTCAATATTACTGATGAGAATCGAGATATAAGAATGTTCTTGACTCAGATTGACAATGTGCTTAAACGTGACTCCACATGGTATGACAAGTATCTGCTGATTAATCAAAAGTTCTACGATGAAACAGGTCATTTACCAACGCAAAAAGAACATGCGAATTGCTATGCGTTCAATGTTGCCCAGCGTGATGCTAAAACACAGAAGAAATATCCCCATCGTGCCGAATGGTTGAAGGCTCATGGTTTAGATTTGAATCCATGCAATTACAAGACAGTTGAAGAACGAATGACTATTCTTGAAGATACATTAAAAGAAATAGGTAATATAAGGAAATTATTACGTCATAGTTCTTACGTCTATACCGTATGGCAGACGTTTAAATATGAATATATTGATAAGGTCAAGCCATCAAAACAAGGCAGAGAAAAGCTACTTACTCCTGAATTAACAGAGAGATTCGCCAAACTATATGATGAATACTCCTATGATTGGTTTCCACGGATGAAGCGCATAAAGCAAGTGGTACAAGCATCGGGATATAAGGCACTGTCATCAATAGATAGAATCTGGTTATGCAAGCAGATTAATGATTGCAAGGAAGAGGAAAAGATTAAGCTAATGGAATCTTTTAATGCCAAGAGACTTATTAAGAAGGTGTCAAGTTGCCATGATGACGAGCTTATGCAGTTTCTCAACGAAAATCACCGACTGCCCACACCCTCTGAAAACATAGTCTTATACTCAACGGCGGCACGCTTCAAACGAGAGAATGCTCAAAAGAAAAATCCTAAACTATTCAAATTGCTCATAGAAAATGGATTTGACCCAAGTTTTGAGAAACGACCAAAGAAGGAAGATTTTGATGCGAGATGCAAGAGAATAATGAATTACTGTATTGAGAATAAGGTCTATGTAAGTGCATTGCCTAATGCCGATTATTGTTTCTATCGCACTGCCGTATTAAAGCATGGCGATAATCCAATAGTCGCAGAATTAGAAAAAGCGGTTATCCAATTCCGTAAGGATGATAAACTACACCCAAGAAATATGAATTACTGCGAGGATATGATGGCTGACGTGAAGCGCATTGGTGCGATGGGTTATGTCATACCATCCACAAGCAAGTATGGTAGTTGGTACAGGGGTCAAATAAATAATCAGCTCAGATATGGCATCAATAAACCAGAATGGTACGAGGAATTAAAATCTGTGGCTCATTTCTTCATTAATAAAGATAATATGTATGATAAGTCACTGAAACATTGGAGCGATGATATTCCTCTTGATAAAGAGCCATAAAACATAGATTTCTTTTAAAATTCTCTTAAATTCTCGCCTAAACATTAAAATATTATTAAAATATTAATATTTCCCACGAGAATATTTTGAGATATGCGAGAAATATATTAATTTTGCAACATCAAATTTAATAATAACAATTTTAAAAGCATAACAACAATGGAAAAGCAGAAATTCAATGAAGGAGAAAACGTAATATTAGTTTTCACTGGTGAGGTAAAGAAAATACGCAAGGTCGTAAGAGCAGCTTGGTATTGGGCTTACTTCCTTGAAGGTGAAGATGGTTACAGAATATCAACAGACCTTCGAAAGATTAAGAAATAAAGGTAACGGGCGGCTAACCACCGCCCACAATATAAACAATTTAAAGCAATACAACAATGAGAATTAATGATTTTGGCGCAATGCCACAAGTAGAAACAATGCCACAGGCAGTAGTAGAAACACCAGTATTGGCTAACCCCAATCAGTTCTTCGACTTTGAGAAGGCTAAGGTACAGCCGCTGACACTTGAACAGCTGATGCGAACCAACAAGGAGAACCGAGGCGATGACCGCTCTTGTCCGCATGGCATCTATCATTACGCAATGATTCAGCAGGTCTTGGATATGTGTGCTGAGCGAGGCTACAATGCGGAGGTGTATGACCTCTTCGCTACCAACAATAAGGACAAGCAAACGCCTGGCGTTTCACTCTATCCCGAACTTGAAAAGCGATTCGGTGAACGTGCCGTTGAAGCTCACACCTTACGTCGTGTGTATGCCAACATCCGTATCAAGGATTTCGATGGCGATGGCTTGACAACCAATATGGCTATCAGCTACACACAGAAGGGCATACAGGTTGGTTTCGGTACGAATGTTCAGATTTGCCATAACCAGAATTTCCTTGGTAATGGTCGTTTCGTGGCTGACTATACCATTAATAACCATTATGCTCATGGCGAGAATTATAAGACCAATCTCGCAGGCATCTTTGAGCGAATTGGCACTTGGCTGACCGATGCTGAGAAAATCAACATCGAGGACAGGGAAACAATCGAGCGCATGAAGCACTCAATCCTCACTGCCGAGCAGCTTTATACCATCCTCGGTGTGCTGCTGACAATCCGAGTATCATCCGACACGCAGATTAAGGACATCAAGTATCGTGGTGGTATCTACCCTCTCAATCAGGCTCAGATGACAAAGTTCACCGAGCAGTTGCTTGTCAAGCAGAAGGAGGCAGGTCAAATCTCAGCTTGGGACTTCTACAACTGCGCAACGGAGCTGTATAAGCCTACCACCTCTGAGACGAACCTTGTCATTCCTCAGAATATGGCGATGTACAATTTTATGTGTGAGAATGAGCTTTTTTAAATTCTAAGCTATAATAAATTCCCCGATGGGTATTTATATATCCGTCGGGGAGAAAACTTGTCAAACGTAAAATAAATAATAATGCATGGGAGGTAATTATATATATTTCGACTTAGAACCTCACAAGGGCAGAAATCATAAGATGAATGATGACCAATGCGCTTTGAATTACTCAAAGAATAACCGCTGCCTCACCATTAATCGGAAGGTGTCTGAGTATCTCTTATACGAGGGGTTCAATAGATGTCGAATAAGATATGATACAGATATAGATGAGGTCTGCCTTGTATTCAATAAGAAGGTCGGAGTTCAGATAACCATAAATGGCAAGAAAGAGAAAAATGTGACAATCAGAAGCAAGCTCTTTATTGAGAAGATAGCTAAACTTCTGAATATAGATTTGGAATTGAACAAGCGGATGGTTTTGTATCTTGGCGAGGATGAGTCAGAAGATAATCATTCTGCTATCTACGAGATTTATAAATTTAAAATATAAAAAGCAATGGAAAGTATTAACATGAATCTGAATCTGATGAAGCTCTCCCGTGTTGGAGTGGCAAGCATCAAGGGACTGAAATGTGTCGTTATCCCAATCGTGGAAAATGACATCTTTATCTCAATGAATGAAGAAGGCAAGGCAAAGTCAGCCTACCTTGGTATCACAGCTTGGGCAAACAAGAATGGAGTCAGTCAGTATGGCGACACTCACATGGTTAAACAGTCTTTCAGCGAAGAGTTCAAGAAGAACAATGCTGAATATTGCCAAAATGCTAACATCCTTGGCAATGGCAAGCCTGTTAAGCCTGTGAGCAAGGTTGATGAAGTACAGGCAGATGCAGTTGCGCCCGAAGAAAGTGATTTACCATTCTAAACTATGTTTATATGGCGAATAACGTTGAGATGCTGCGAAATCAGCTTGAATTGATAAGGATGGGGCGAGGTGTAAAGATTGTCATATCTTCAAAGGAGGCATCCGTCACCATCGAGAATAAGAAGGTCATTGGCGAGGTCATTGCGACCTTGCTTGACAAGTTTTAATCTAAACAGTATATGAAGGAGAGATATATTGAAATAGTATTCTTAGGAACTGGAAAGCGAGAGGTGTTCGACAAGTGCGTTGACATCTATCGCAAGTACGACAAGGAGGCTCTTGGCATAACATACAATGCCATGATGAATGTCCTATCGAAAGAGGGCAAGTATAGCAACGATAAGATTTCAGTCTGCTATCGGAAGCGACTGAATAGTGTATGGAAGTAGTTATTGGTGAGCGCAGATGAAATACGACGAGTTTTTGAAGCTGGAAGAAAAGAAAAGGACTGCACAGAGGCGAAAGCCAAGGCATCTTGAAGAGCCGATACAGGTTGCTTGTGTCAATTGGTTTCGCTTGCAATATCCTAAGCTTATCATATTCGCAGTGCCTAATGGTGGCTCACGCAACCTGTATGAGGCGAAGAATATGAAAGATGCGGGTGTCCTAAAAGGTGTTGCTGATTTGGTTGTAGTTGGCAATAATGGCAGGGTCTTGTTTGTCGAAATGAAAGCAGGCAAGAATAAGCAAGAGGATAGCCAAGTCATTTTCCAACAGAAGGTCGAAAATCTCGGTCATAAGTATATCATTTGCCGCTCATTGGAGCAATTTAAGAAGGAGATAGATTTATGGGTATAAGAGAAGAACAGGCAGAGAAAGGCTTTCTAACCGCCAATGGTTGCGAGGCTGAAAGCAATGATGGCACAATGAAGATAGTCTTGCAAAAGAGGATAATCACGCAGTTAGGCGAAAATCCACGCAAGACTATCATATATAGTACCATTTTCTTTGTCAAGGATGAAGGCAGTTGGATGCGCTCTGAAAGTGATTCAAGCAACTTCGCTACTGTGCGTGAGTTTGTCTTGGCACTAATGCAATCGCCAGACTTTACCCAAGCAACAAAAGAATTAGAAAATCAATTAAAACAAGAATAAGATTATGAGAAGCAAAACAGCAATGTGGTTTGAGTGCAAAATCCGTTACGAGAAGGTAATGGAAGATGGCACACCAAAGAAAGTGAATGAAGTGTATGTAATTGATGCTCTCAGTTTTAGCGAGGCTGAGGAACGTATCATGGAGGAAATGTCCTCTTATATCTCAGGTGAGATTGAACTTGTCGATGTGAAGATAGCTCCTTACAAGGAGATATTCTTTGCCGACAATAATCTTGCTGACAGATGGTTCAAGGCAAAGGTGGTCTATATCACCATTGACGAACGCACGCAAAGAGAGAAACGTATGCCTGTAATGGTTCTTGTCAACGCTGGCAACATCAATTCAGCCATCAAGAACACTGACGAGGTTATGGGTGACACAATGATTGACTATGCCATCACAGCCATTCAGGAGACGAAGATTTTCGATGTGTTTGAGTATAAGAATAAGGGTTAAAGATAGTTGTGAATAGTTATTGTATTAATGAATGTTTTTAGTTTTTGATTAGTATCTTTGGATTGTGAAATTCGAGAATACTCTTGATTTGTTATAATAAAATGTATAAAGTTGAAATTTGACAATGAGCCTGATTGTTGAGAAACAGGTACAGGCTCTTTTAAAAACTTAAAAGCTTATGAATAAGAATACATTGATATTAGATACAATGAAGGATATATCCGATAAAGTCAGACAACGTGTTGATTGGGAGAAGAAAAATCTCCAACGCAATAAAAAGCAGTTTTGTGAAGACTGTGGCGTGACACGTTCTACTTTGGATAATGTTCTAAGTTTGAAGAAAGGTCTAAATCTTGTAACAGCGATAAACGTCTTGTATGAATCAGGCTACAAAATAAAGATTGAACCAGTATAATTGTTTGCTATTAAGTTGTTTGCTCGGCATTTGGAGATTTATTTCTCCAGTGCCGAGTTTTTTGTATCTTTGCGCCATGGCAAAAGTAGATTTCAAGATAAAAGGCATTGAGGAACTACAAAAAAGGCTCAATCAAATGAGGGAGTCGGTAGATAATAAACTTGCTATGGAATTAAGGCAAGTTGGTGAGGAAGCTGTGACTTTCTCCAAAGAAAATAAGGGCTATCACGACAGGACTGCCAATCTAAAAAACTCCATATCTTATGCTTTATTCAAGGATGGCGAGCTATTGGAGCAGCATATCGGCAATATACCCAAGCCCAACGAAGATGCCGGAGGACAGGCACAGGTAGCTGATAATCTTTCGAGATACGCCACCCAAGAAGGAGTAGTTAAACCACAAGGCTATACTTTGATAGTCGTGGCTGGTATGAACTATGGCAAGTATGTCGAGGATAAAGGCTATAACGTCCTATACCTCACGCAGAATTATCTCCGTGAGGAATTGAAAAAGGTAATCAATGGCATCATCAATGATATAGTAGGCAAGAAATAGCGGCTAAATACCGTATATTTTTGCGTATCTCGCACTTATTCTATTGGCATTGATAATATCCCGCTTTTGGCAGTATAAAGCCATTAGACGCAAATATCCAAGCCTATTAAGCTGTCCTCTGCTCATAAGAGTTTCGTATGCTTGAATGGCTATACTGTTTACACCATGATTTGCATACCACTGCGCCGCCTCATTAATGGCATTTGCTCCAAGTTTAAAGAAGTTGTTTGACATAAGCTCTTTTTGTTGCAAAGATACATTATATTTCTATATATAAATGTATATATAATATTAAAGAAATTAAATTCTCGTATTTCTCTATTAAAATTAATTAAAACATTAATATTTTCTCGCCAAAAATTTGTTTATATGAGAATAAAATATTAATTTTGCAACGTGAAATTTAATATTAATCATTTAAAGCAAAACAACAATGGCAATGTATAAAACATTTTTCGACAATTATCTCGGAGGTATTCAAACTGATATGTATGCCAACGAAGCAAGAGCAGCAGCTAAGCGTAGAATATCAATCTATAGCAAGAAGCAAGAGTTATCTTCATACAGATATGAGATAATCACAGGAAGTTGGAGAGGTGGTCAGACCCATCGTCACACTTACGAGTATAATCCCATAACTAAAAAAGAGATACAGATTTCATAATATTAACCCTATAAAGCAATACAACAATGTTACAATCAGAATTTGAAGAAAGAGTTGGTTTTACAGTTACAAGCGACTGTTACCACGAGTGTATCGAACCTGAGTATGATGCCTCTAAGTTAGAAAAGGATGAATGGTGCAAGCAATGGAAGAAAGACCACGGAATCCAGCGTGCATACTCATGGATGGCGAAAAGAGTTGAGGAACTGGAGAAAAGTATCAAGGAAATGAGTCAAGTTTCCGAGGATAATATAGCGAAACAATTAGAAATCGAGCGACTCAGAGCTGAGAACGACATGATTTCAAATTGTCTTGATGCACGCAACAAGCAGTTGTCAGACCTCAATATCTTTATGATTGAACAATCAAATGCGTACGGCTCATCTGAACTCCGTGCCAAGGTTATTAAATTGATGGGCGCAAAAGAATATCTGCGATACAAGTTGGCAAACAATCTCTCTCTATGGGAAGCAGACCGCAATATGCTAATAGACATTATCGACTAACCCTTTAATTTATATATAATATGGCAATAATAAGAGCAGAAGCTCTACTCAGAGCATTGGCATCACAAGACCCTATGTCTTTCAGCTTAGTTAAAGGCGAGGATATTCTTCTGTATGAGGAATTGAAAATAAAGGAAGGCACTGTTAATCCTGTTTTCAAGTATGTAATGACCTCCAACATGATTATTGCATACAATGACCCTGATGCAATAGTAACGACTTCCACTAACGAAACGGCTTATCTTTATAAGATTAATGGCTATGTGCAAGAATGATGTGATTTTTGTTTCTGTACTCCTTGCCTCCTATAAGAAATACATCGGCAAGGAGTATAAGGGAGGACGGTTGACAAAGGGTCAGTATTATGCCAAGCTGAATAAGATGACTGACGTAACAGACAACATTATCAAAACATTATAAAACAATGGAAGTAAAACTCAATTTGACCGGCGAGGAATATCACATGCTGATGCTTATGATAAACCACGAGGAAAACGACAATAGCTATATGCTATGTCGTGCCAAAACAGAGAAGAGGATGGAAGGTATGCGACCTCGTCTTGAACAGTATGCCAAGGATATTCAAGCATTCAAAGACAAGGCAGAGGCAGCCTATCAGGAAACGCTGCGGCGGTGTCCTGCTGTCAACGATATGGCGTAATTCACGGAGTAAATAACAATTTAATAAGCAACAAGAAAAATGAAAAACGTATATCATAAACATACATCATCGAATAGTTACTGGGATAACTATTCATACGATGAAGATTGGTATCTTTGCGAAAGCGAAGAAGAGTATCAAGACTTGCTTGAAGAATACCGCAAGAAGCACGAAGAGGACAAGACTAACGAGAACTATAAGCAATATCCTTGCTATATGCCTTGTTTCTATTCTGAGGGCAAGATGCAAGCAAGAGAATACTACTACGCCCACGAATGGACGGGCAAGAACTTTGATTGCATAGGGTTCTCTTATCTGAGAAAGTTTGAGAGAGGTGAATGTCATAAGCATTTCATAAAGCCTGGCACTATGGGAAATATCACGATGGCAGATAATAGCCATTGTGCGGGTTGGATGTATGGTTCTTAAATCTATCGGGATATGGCTATGACGGAAAGAGATTTGGCTGAGTGGCTGATGGCAGACCGGGGACAGATATATGTAGATAAGTTCAATGGCGATACTATAGGTGCTTATCAGCTTGCCGAGTTACATCAGGAACATTGTTTCAAGATGGGCAAGTCAGTCCTCGCAACAGATGTTGAGTGCCAAGCCATACGGCATTGGGTGATAAGTGCCGGATATGGCAAGGATGGGAAGTTTGTATATGTGCTTTCTAATACAATACAGAATTGCTAATATTTTAACTCTAATGGCATTTCTCTATGCCGGGTTATAAATTACATACCCAACACGAGAAAATGCCATAGAAACAAAGTAAACATACAAAACAACAATTTAAATTTAAAACAACTATGGTAGAAATTAAAGAAAATGACGTAAAGATGTCTGATTTGGTTGACAAGCTTGTGCCTAATGTCATTAAGGCTCTCGAAGAAAGTAACACTTATTATCTGTATCGTTACAGTTCTGGTGTAAGTTACGATACGGCTAAGGCACTTGCCATGAGATTTGTAAAGAAAGGCTATCATGCCAAGATTAATCATTTCTACGACAGCAGAAAGGGTTATCAATGCGTGGTAATCTCCAAGTTACCCGTTTCTGACAGAACAGGAAATTTGATATATGCTGAACATTTAGGTTAAAGACTGATGGCATGAAAGTATTTGGTTGTACACGAGAAGGCAGCTACACAGGAGGAATTATTCTTGTGGCTGCGAATAGCATTGAAGAAGCTCTTGAAGCTTATCGCAATGACAGCGATTATGATTGTCAATGGTGGGAGTATGAGGAAGGCAAGATAGATTACTATTACTACCAACCTAAAAGATGGAAGGAGTACCCGCAACTGGAATACAAGGGCGACAAGCCTTGTGTGATACTTGAAGAGGGTTATACTGAATAATGTATTTGATATTATAATCTAAACAGATAATATAATGGCAACATTTAACGAAAGATACAAGACAGATTACCAGTATTATCCTACTCCCAACGAGGTTATAGCAGAAATGCTTCTTGATGAGGATATAGTGGATAAGAAGATTTTAGAGCCGTCCGCAGGAAGCGGCAACATAGTACGATGGTTAAAGCAACATGGGGCGAGAGAAGTCGTCGCCTTTGAACTTGATGAATACCTACGACGCATAGTGTCGGGTGAGTGTCGTGTACTTGGGTCTGATTTCCTTAAATCGACGAAATCAGATGCTATAGGCTGCGACTATATCATCATGAATCCACCATTCCTATATGCCGACGAGCATATAAACCATGCCTTTGAGATTGCCCCCGTGGGATGTACTATAATTGCGCTGTGTAACAAATCAAATTTTGGACGTTACCAGAAGAAAGGCAGTGAACGGGCTATATTTTTGGAGAACGTGAGGAAATACGGGTCTTGTTATGATATGGGCAAGGCATTCGCACGGGCAGAACATGCCACACAATGCGAGATTACCATGGTAAAGCTATTCAAACAGGGCGACAAAGGACACGAATTTGACGAATTTATCTTTGATAATCAACCCGAAGACCTCGGCAATGGTGGTGAGGGACTCATTAAATATGATTTTATCCGTGACGTGGTTCAACGATACATCTTCGCCGTACAGCGTTTTGACGAGACCATGAATATGGCGAAGGTTATCAACGACACGGCACTCTTCCCGACAGATGGTATGGATAAGGAAATCATCAACTACGCAGAATACCTGCCTGTTCGTTTCGCCTGTGTTGACAAGTCAGGCAGACGTATCGATGATATTGATGTTTTTACATACAGAAGGAAGTTGCAAAAATATTACTGGCGGATTATCTTTAGAATGCTCAACCTTGATAAGATAGCGACATCGAAGTTGAAGGAGCAGATAGATACTTTCGTTGAGAGAAACGCTGACAGACCTTTTACGATGCGCAACATCTATAGAATGTTGGAAATGGTGTATAAGACCAATGGCTCACGCATGGTTACCGCCGTATGTGAGGCTTTCGATTATATCTGTAGCAAGTCGGCGAAAAACAGCAGTGCTGGAGAGAAATGGAAAACAAACGCCAACTATATGGTGAATCGTCGGTTTATCGTCGATTATATGACGGATAACGGAAAATTCTCCCGTGAGAAATATGTTAGACTCAGTTATTATTGTAAATGTGAGATAGATGATGTAACACGTGCTCTATGCTACCTCACTGGTACGGATTGGGATAGCATCGGGAGGCTCGATACGTTCTTGTGTATGAATCCACAGAAATGGGGGGAATGGTTCGAGTGGGGCTTCTTCCGATGCAAAGGTTTCTTGAAAGGCACTATGCACTTCGAGTTTAAAGACGAGAAGATATGGCAGCTCTTCAATCAGACGGCGGCGAAAGGCAAAGGGTGGCAGATAGGAAATAAGTAGCTATAAATAAAATGCCGCCACTCGCAGTAAAAAAGAACGGGTGGCGGTACAGTATTAACCAACCCTCACGGGCAAGCAATACAACAATGTTGGTGCAAAGATAGTTAATTTTGAGCGATTTACTTGCATTTTCCGAAAGAAATTATTAATTTTGCGCCAAAATTTAACCTTTTTATAAGGTTTGAGCTTGATTTTTGGATATAATTATAAAAACAAATAATCATGGATTTTAAAGATAAATTTAATCAGAAAGAACTTGGCTATGTCTATGACAGAAGTAAGAATTTAGCAGAGGCACATCCAGATTTAGCTGAAAAATACAGAAAAATGATACAAGAGCATCCGTATTTCAAAACTCTGGATGGAGCTAAGGATTATATTAGTCATCAAAACAAAGAGAATCTTTGCAACTATCAGATTTGGGCGAAAGTTGGCAAAGATGAAGAGTATTATTTCATAGAGGACTATTACATTGCTACCGATAATGTGTATATAAAAATAGCAGCAGATTACATAGGAATGGAGCAGATTATGTTTGATTAGCAGTAGGAACGCATTTTTATGCGTTCCTACTGCTTTTTAACTGCGATTATCGACCTATTCCATACTACTATATATTCTGGTCCTTTACAGTACATAGCATCATATCCAAGTGCAATAGCGTAGGTATTCATATTTGCATTACCTCCATATCTTAACTTATCTTTTTGAGATAGATTATTCCACATAATCTTTAGGTCTGCTTGTCTTATTATTCTGGGTTTTCTTAACCATGTCATTTCCAATAAGGTGTGATTTCCATAACCATAACCTAAACTTTCTTGCCTTGAAGAGTCAATCAGAGATTTTGTTAATTTATTTAAGTCATGTCCGTCCCATGCGGAAGAAGCGACATACATGCCGTCGCCATATACACGACCACCAGGACCATTAAGTTCCAATAGGTCTGCTTTATACAACTGTGATGCAAACTCTTTACTTGACATAGTTTTACCTTTAAACGATGTTGGATTAACAGTTCTAAAAAATATATCACCACAGTCTTTGGACAGTATATCAAATTCGCTTTCAGATACAAGTTTTGCTGGTGAGTCAAAACCTTGCATGCGGGCAACATTATTAGCGAAAGTGCCTCTGTATGGGTCTTCTGAAACCATATTTCTAACATCTATACTTGCAGATATATCTTTACCTGTTGCGCTGCCCTTATATTCTGTATTAAGGGCGGTACTACCTCCTTTTCTTAATTGCCTTGCGCTGAGCTGTTGTTGCATACTCTCGGCATCTGCTATTCCTTGTTTCAGAGCCGCAAAATCATTCTTTTGAATAGCGTCATCAATCGCAGCAAGATATTTCTTATACTTAACCGATTGGGTCTTATATTGCATAAGACTTGCCGTTCTTGAAACTAACTCATCCCATTCTATCTTTTTGTCTATAAGAGTTATTTTCTCTTTCAGAGCTTTATTTATAATTGTCTTATTTGTATATCTGATTGTTGGACTTGATATTTCAAAATCCAATTTATTCTTCAGATGTTGCAATGGTGCGTCATTAATAGACGAGTATCCGTACTTAGAAATCCATCTATTCATTACATCTTGAATCTCGCTATAAGCCACTTTGATTTCAGATATAGAATATTCGGCTAATAATGAATTAGCATTAGGAATAAGGTCGGATAGAGCACGACTTTCCTTATTGATATTTGCAATGTACTTCGCGAAGTATTTTACTCTTGCATACCTATCAGACAAGATAATATCTTGATTAAGATGAATATATTTCAGCTCAGATAATGGTATCTTTATATCGACATATCCAAGTTTTTCAGCGGTTGATATAACATTTGCGACTGTCTTGTTGATAATGCGCTGCTTCTTGGCGAAGAACTCTCCAAGGAGTTTATTACTCTTAACCAACTGTGTTATATTTGTCTGAGTTGGGTTGTTCATCACCTTTGATTGCCAATCCTTTATTCGCCAGTACATCCAAACGGTATCTTCATCAAGGATGTTGTAGAATTTGCCGTTATTCTGTGTCAATGCTCGCAGCTTATTCGCAGTACGAACAGCTCGACCAGCATTAACCTTGTTCTGCCAATACTCACGCAACATATTTTCTTTTTCGATAGTACGTTTGGCATGACGCTCATCGGCAATCTCCTTGATAGTTTTCTTTATCTCAAATCCCATGAGTTTCTGCTCATTCGCTGAGAAGCTACCAAGCCAGTACTTAGTATTATCACGCAGATGATAGGCAAGTTTTCCTCTTTCTCCCGCCGCAAGTATATTATCGTGTTGGTCTTTGATATACTTATTCCAAGCAGCAGGCGGCGTTTTTACGGCATTTGGCGATACATAGTTGCTCATATCCTCTCCATCCATTAAACGGCGGTAAAACTCCTTCTTTTCATCGCCTTGTATGGTTATTGGAGCAGAGGCACATAAACATGCAGGATGCCAACCGCTAAACTGGAAATCCTTTGGATATTCGCCCATCAACTCATCACAAATGTCATATTCAGGGTGTTCTGGCGATAGCCATATCCTTATGCCGATAACAAATGGCTCGCGCTGCCAACGTTCATTGTTAGCATTATGATAAGCCATATTTATCTCGGTGCGCATCAGTCGCAAACTATTCATCCTTGCCGACCTGTAAGTACCAGTGCCGACCTTCTCCAATGGCTCGTCCTTGAAAGTTACCTTGCCATTTTCGTCTATATGCCTACGATACCAGCGCACGATACGACGTTTATGACCGGCATTATCCACAATCAACTTATGATAACGGCGGTACATCATATCGGGATTGTTGAGATATTGGCGCACTGTACGACCAAGTTCCTCGGCTGACGTGCCTTTGGTTATCCCGTCACCTATAACATTGGCAATGGCCGTTTCAATCTCTGACTTGCCCATCTGAGCATAGTTCCAAACTCTGTCAGACAGTGACAAGCCGCCTTGTCGTTGCACTCGCCTTTCATAAAATGCCGTTTGAGCCGCTTTTCTTGCCGTATCAATGGCTTTATCCTGTAAGATGGTATATTTACCCAAGTTTACATCATCTTGCGAATATGCCAAAGCAACACCATCTGATATGCCTTGTTTATAGCACAGCATATTATCATTGAAATACTCAATGAATATCTGATTTAGCCTCTCTCTCAGTTCGGGGAAAAGGTCAAAATTGAAGAGAGGATTATCTATCCAATAATCCTCTGCTTTCTCACTAATAGGAATTGTCTTGATTATCCTCTTGGTGTATGATGTATAGAGGTAACTGAGCTTGCTGTGATACTTTGCGAAAAGCTTTGCCAGTTCCTCTTGCTGTGCCTTTGTACTTGCCATTTATTTCAGTTTATATGCCGTTAGTCTTTCGATAATATCCTTATATTTTGAGTTGGAATTGTCATACCAAGCTTCAAGGCTTTCGGCATTTTGATTTTCCATGAATATAACATCGGACATTTTGAATTTCGGTATATCTTCCATGTAATTCGCCGTAATCATATTGCCGCCTTTGGTTATGAATATCCAAGAAGAATCAGTCATGTCATATCCTGCCTTCGCATTATATTTCCAATCTTGATATGTGGCTGAAAGTTGACTTTTCTCACTCCAAATCTTATCGGGTATATCGCCACCATCAGCATTGCTCAGAATGCCGAGTTTACCATCCTTGGAATAGACACCACTTGGCGTTGGTGGTGTATTCATACCCGTGTTCGATGGAGCTGAGTTTCTTGTACTGCCTGCACCTTTTGCCATAATCTATTCCTCCGACATTACACTACCACTGCCTGTTGCACTGCCACCTGTGCCCATCATCTGAGCTTGTAGGTTGAGTGCCTCCTGTTGTTCCTGCTTCATTTCTTCCTCAATTCTCTGAGGGTCATCATTGAGCGGATTCAGCTCGATTGCTCGTTTCTTTGATGTTGTACTCTGACCTCCCGTAGCTGTGGTTATGAGATTAAGCAACTGCGCTTCATCCTTTGGCAGATATGGAGTAAACTGCGGCTCAAACTCCACCCCATCGGCAACACTTTCGGGAATACCAGGTGTAATAATGCCGGTATGACAGATACCATTTGCCACAATATTGCTGCGACGTGTGAACATTTCTCCAAAAAGCTCTGTTTCGTCATCGGCATTCATGTGCGGGTCAATGAACATCAGACGCAATGCTACACCACTTGTATTATTGCCTATCTCCTTCATGCGCTCAAACGATACATCAGCGGAATGTGAGTAAGAGAAGATAATGCTGAACAAATTGGCAATTTCTCCCTTGACCGATTCAGGCGAACTATCCCAAGAAAGAACGGACATCTGTGTGTCCTTCTCGCCTTCAAATACTGCGCCTTGCTCGCCTTTTTCGGCGAAACCTGCCAACTTACCCTTGACAAAGTACTTCGGTGTGCCAAAGTAATCATTGGTATCACCCCAGTTACTTATGCAATCCTCTACTCGTTCTATCGCCCATTGTACATCTTCCCACTTGCTCTGTTCTCTACGGTAGTACACGATAGGTATCTTTGTAAAGCCGTGCAGTTTCGGTGCTCCGCCTTGCAAAGTCCATGCTGTGCCATTATCCACGTATTGATAAACATACTGAGACGTATATACGTCGAAATGGTTTACAGCCGTGCCTACCTCGTCATAAACCTTGTATTCACGGGCAAAGCCGTCCATATCGCCATAGTCATTGAAATGAGGATAAAGATTATCTCCAAGCAGCGGAGAGAGCAACTTGACACGCATCTTGCCTTTCAGGTCTATATTGCCGTTTTTGTTTGTTGGCATATACCAAAGCTCAGCCGCTTCTCTTGCACGAAACACAAGGCGCACGAGTTTCTTATCGAAATACTTCATCTTGTTCTGATGGTACACCAGCTTAACGGCATCGAACAATGATTGCTGCTTGCCATCGGCGTTGCGTACTTCAGCTCCGTTGCTTGTCATCTTGTAATCAACCTTGTTGCCGACAAGGAAACCAGTGGCACGGTCAACGAGAGTCTTCTGAATAGGTATGCCAATACGCACCCTGTCAACTCGCTTGGACTTGTAAGTCATCTTGCCTGTCAGCGGGTCTTTCTTGCCCGTAGGCACTTGGATGGTTTTCTTCGGACGATACTTTTCATCGAATATTCTGTGATGTTCGACATTGTATTGCCTCTCACTTTCGGCAAGCGAAATCTTGAATGGCTTTTTCCTTGCCGTGAGCAACGTATGCACTCTCAGCGCATCGTTCTGAGAAAGTATTTCTTCAATCGTTTTCATTTGCGCAAAATTTATTTTTGCGCAAAATTAATGGTTTTAAGCCATTTTTTCGTCATTGCCTTATAAGTTGAATAAACAAGTATAGAAAATGCCGTAGAAACAAAATAAAATAGGGAATACGCAATTTTAAGCATATTCCCTGTATATAGCATTGTTGTATTTCTGGTTAAACTGTGCCGCCTATATGATTTCTTCCTCCACTACCACGACATCATCATCGGGCATTTCCATTGCGTATTCTTCTGCTTCTTCCTTAGTGTCGAAACACAGTGCGCAGCGTTGTTCTTCATCCAAAGAAAAACCTTCGGAAACATACATATCAGTGCCATCCACTGCCTTTTCTATCTTCAAAAACCATTTTTTCATATCAGAATCTCCTATTTTTTAGCCTCACAAGTCGATGAAAATCGACAAGTGTATCTTATATTACATTTACATTATCATTAACATTATCATTTACATTATAGGGTTTTTTGGGTTTTCTGGGTTTTAACCCAATAACCCATGGGTTTTTTGGGTTTTCAAAATAACCCATGGGTTTTCTGGGTTTTTGCAAAACCTATTGGGTTATACTGCTGAACCACTGAACTTGCCTTGCTTCCAAAGCTCCAGCAACCAACGGCGACCTACTTCCGTCCATTCCTGTTGCATACGAGTGCAGACCTCACCCGCAGAATTGAAATAGTTATAAGTCTGTGTCTTGGTGTAGCCTTTGCCTTGGTACTTGGCACTCAATATCCAAACCTTGTGCTGTTTGTACTGTATGCCCAATCGTTGCAAGTGCTGGTTGAGTGTCACGGCACTCATGCCCATTTCCTTTGCAATGATATTGGTGTTCCAAGTATTGACCGCCGTTAGAGTTTGGCGTGCATAATCGGCATCGGGAGTAAGTTTCTTGATTTCCTCGGCTTTCATCTGCGTATCAGCCTCCAGTTGCTTGTTTATGCGTTTCTGTGCTTCATTTTCCTCGGCAAGTGCCTTCATCCTCTTTTCGTGTTCCTCGATGGTATGTTCCGCCACCTTCAAGGCTCTTGCCATAATCATTTCGGGAGTTTCATTGACTTGGGTGGCGATGTAGCCGCCGGTGGTGCGGATTTCCTTCAAAATCTGCTTTACTCCTTTCTTGAATTGTTTGGCGATAGGGAGATTTGATTGCATTATAACCTCGTATAAACCATCTTCGGTTAAGAATAAGTAGTTAGCACCAACGTAACTGCTTGATTCATAAGGTTTATAATCTTTGTTTAGGTTGGGTAGATTACAGAAAACTTTTCTTTTCTCATCATCATCAACCATTTTCAACATTGCTGATGGGTTTGTATGCTCTAACCAATCCGCTACATCTTTCGCAAGAAATAAAGGTTCTTGCGCTGTTCCATACACCGTGAGCCGCCGTCCAAGCAACTCTGTCTGTTTTAAAATCTCAACTTTCTGTATCATCTTTAAGCTTTATAAGATAAATTATAGGCAAACTTAAAAGCGGCTGCCATTTGCGCTGCTTAAAGATGATGTCCACCGAATGGAGCTTTTGTATCTTACGCAAAGGCAACCGCCTATATCTGACGTGTTATGGGCATAAAAAATGCCCAACACTTGTATTGAGCAATTAACCGCTGCTCCATCGGGATAGACTACTATCATCTTTAAGCGTTGGCAAAATTAATAATAATTCTTGAAACAGAAAAGGATTTCGCCAAAAACTTTATATTAAAAAAATTAAATTAATAAATACTAATAAGATATTAATGCAATATTAATGCTATAATTTAATATATTAATGATATTAATATAAATTAATCCTTTAAATATGTCCTGTACGTATCTCCATTATCAAGTTTAAGATATGGAATATTCAGTGTTCCTGTAAAGGCAAGATTGCCATCCGTATCATAGAATACTATCTTATTATCTATTATCTTGTATGTATAATTTTCAGTTTCTATTCTGTCATTGGTAAGTTGTTTCCTTCCTGAAAGATTATCAATTTCATACGCTCTGTTAAAATAAGTGTAATTATATAGTTCATATCTATTAGAGCCTATTATAAGCTCAGTTATTGAAATAGACTCAATCCATGAAGGTGTTTTTAATGCATAATCATTGTGGTTGAACCTTATTATAGTCTCATATTCGATAGCATCATAAACAGAGGATTCATAATCGACAGATGTAGTTATGATACAATTAATCTTATCTACTAAATCTATTGTTTTAGTCTTTATAGTGTTGGTGGATTTTGAAACAGTAGTATTTCGGCTGCTTTCATCCATACTTAGCACCCTATTCTTTAAACCTTGATGTGCCTCTATTAGTTGTTTCAGTTCGGAAACTTCTCCTAAATCCGTATTAACTTCATTTATGCGGAAATGCTCTTGCGTGTCACGAAATGACATACCGGGCACATAGACACCATCTATAGTAAAATCTTTATCATCAGATATTTCTTCAGATGAAGAAGAACAGCCAATGCTAATGGCAGATATGACCATGAATAAAAGTAAATCTTTGATTTTCATATCATTGTTGTATTTTAGAATTAATAACTTGCTGCAAAGGTAGTCATTAATTGCCAATTATGGCATATCATAGCAGTTAATTAAGGTTAAAGAACGGAAATTAAAAAGAGGATGCCCAAATTAATGGACATCCTCTTGCTGAGTTTATAATTATCTATTTGGCTAAAAAATGATTTCTTGTGCAAAGATATATAATTATACCGTAACTTGGTAAAAACTTGTTAGACACAAAGTAAACAAGTGTATTTGAAATATAAAAAGAGGCGGCTTCGAGCGGTTTTATCTCTACTTCATTGGAGTTGAACATTGTACATGATAAACATTATTCACTTTCCAAGCCCGGTTTCAAGCGTCGCCTCTGTATTTTATAGTTTTATATTCCCATTCATTATTTCCTCGCCAGTGCCTTGTAGCAGGCATTTGAATTTGATTTCAACTCCATATCCGTAGAAATTATGGAGATTGCCCATGTGTCTTCCAAGTGCGCATTTCAGACTTCGATGAGCAGTGCTCAATGTCTTGAATCTGATAGTCTTTGATAGCATTGGGATAAATTTCCCATCTTTTTCAAAGTAAACTGTTGCTTCCATTGTTGTATTGCTTTTAAAAAGTTAAATATTAAATTTCACAGTGCAAAATTAATAAGAAATTCTCATATCTCAAAATTATTCTCATAAAATCTTTAAGAAATTAATATTATTTTAATGTTTCAATGAGAAATTAATGGATTTTAATCAAAACATAGGACAAAATAGCTATATAATTATATATATAATAATGTATATCAATCTTCCTCGCCGAAAAGCAGCTGACTTGCGCTGTATGCGTGGCTATAAGCACCGAGGATTTTCTCTAAAATTACATATCGAATACTATCGACGCCGTGATTATAGCAGTCGATAGGCTCATTCAGCCACTTGCCTTCCTTGTCCTGTCGATAGGTATAGTTCTTAAATTCCTTGATAAGGTTGGTTGAGCGGCGTGTTATACAGATTTCGTATTCTTGCATCTTCGTAAGACCGGCATTGATTGAGCCTGGTGTTTTGTGTACAGGCTTAATGTCAAGACCGGCATTGTATATCTCATCAATAAGGCGTGGGTCAGCACTCTCGGATATTATCTCGGGACACCAATCAAACTTTTTTAGTTCTGCGACAATATCTGTCGTGAGCATGTGAGTGCGGTAACAATGCTCATCTATATAGAGTTTCTTGCCCCAAAAAGCGACCTCCACGATTGCCGTAGGGTCAGATGCATAACCAAAGTCCATGCCAATGCAACGATGTTTCTTCGCCTCATAAGGTATGGCATCGACAAGGGTATAATGCGGAAATACAAGACCTTCAACCACGGCACGCTGCCCAAGTCCATAGACCTGCCAAAGGCTCTTGTTCTTCCATTGCAAACTCTCAATCTCAGCAACTACCTTCGGTTCAAGAAATGGATTGTCCTTATATGTGGATATGAAGAAATAGGTGCTTTTCTCTTGGTTTACGAGGTTTATCCAATGTTCTTCACTGAATGACGGGTTATAGTCGAGGATAGAAAACTCCGTTGTACGCATTTGCAACTGCTGCCATTCGATGAAAGATAATTCATTTGCCTCATTTACAAACAATATCTTACGTTTAGAACCTCTGACCTTCTGTTCATTATCAGTGGAGAAGAACTCTATCCAAGAGCCATTATCAAAGTAGTAGATAAAGTCTGACTTATTCATATTCCGCTCATCCCACCAACCGAAAGAAATCATGACATCGCGAAAGTCACGATATACGGTTCGTTTGATAGATGGCATACCGGCACGGATAATGCTTACTGTGGTCTTGGGTATCTCATGACACCAAACGCACAGTAATTGGACGATTGCGTATGTCTTCCCCGACCTACTTGAGCCTTGAAGGGAGCAGGTTGTAAAGCCTGCATCTTTCGCCGCCTGTACCTTATAGTAATTCTTTGTAATGAATATATCTGGCATTATCCGTTTCTAATCTTTGTTTATATGCCCAACATGCCATTTATGACATACAGGGCATTGATATACTACATATCCTTGCATTTTCAGCCTTGGATTCTGATTCAGGAACTCATAGGCTTCTTCCTCGCTCTCATACGACACTTTCTGCTTCCAGCTATTACCACCCGACCTCGTCCAATGGCAAGGCGATGGGTGTAGTGTCTTGAATGGTTGCTTGTTATGATAGTTCATAGCCATTGTTTTCTTCGGCTTCTTTTCTCGCCCTCTCGTCCTCGATTTCCTGTTTTATCTTCTCATACTCGGCATTATTGCCCACAAAACGGATTGTTATCGGGTCGGGCTTCAAGTCCTTGCCGTTGGTGGTTATATCAATACGTTGCTCGGTTCTGCCGTAGGCACGCTCAATCAACCGTTCAATCACATCAAGACCCCTCTTGTCAAGGATATTCTTGGCGATAATACGATTCATCATTGGCTGCTCCTTATCCGATAGCATGGCTTTCAGTTCATCTTCTTGCATGGTGGCAATAGTGATGAATATCTCAGACACCTCTCTTGCCGTAGGTATCTTGACTCCTTTTTCCTTCAAGTCAGCCAGTACTGTTGTTATGGTCTTGCGTGGGCGACCATTGGGATTACTACATTCTCCCTTCTTCTTGGGTATCAAGTTGGCAAGCATCTTGGCTTGCGACTCTGGTGTGTTACCTTTTCCTCTTGGCATATCTTTGTTATTTCTATGTTAAAAATGTTGTAAAATCACGTATAATTGCGTAAAATTAAGTATAATCACATATTCACATCCTCTCGTGCCATCTTGCGACACGTTTCAAGGACTGTCATGTAATCGACAATCTGATTGTTTATCAACATTATCGCACATTCGACAATGAATGTCGGCATGGTATTCTTGTTATATTCAATCATTTCGTCTGCGGGACATTGCAGCAGGTATTCCATAATAATAACTTTGTCAATGGCTTTGATGATATTCGACTCTATCGTTTTGCCGCTGAGTTGCCTAAGAATGCCCTTAGCTGTTGCCCTTCTTTTATGATTATCTGCCATATCTTAGCCGTTTTCGTTCCAGTATTCCTTGTAATCTCTATCACGTTCTTCCTTGGGTGGGTCAAAGATTTCATAACTCCTGCCGCACTTAGGACTATGAGAAAAATGAACCATCGCTTCTTCATCGCCTTCATAGTCAACATTTACGTCTGCACACATTTGGCTATCATCCTGTATTAATACATTACCACAGAAATAGCTATGTGGCATACCTTCATTTGCTGCTTCCATTCTTATTTTCTTTAAATGCCCCGCAAGGCAAATCATAAAACATGCGGGGCAGTTAATAACTCTTGTTAATACTCACTAATTGGGCGGTCTTTTACTTCTTCTTGCCGCCGCCACAACCTTTGGTCTTCTTGTTTGGCATGGTACACACCTCCTTTTTATTAAAAATTATTAATATATTTTCTTGTCTCACTGAATTTTATTAATTTTGCGCCAGCTTTCACACTCAACGGGGAACGGTAGCTACACTGTCCGTTGCTGCGATGCGAAGGTGGTATGGGGTAGCCTCTCATACCTTTTTCATTTTATCCCACCATTGCTTGCCTGATACTCCCATATCGTGCCACCATATTTTATTGTCTTTGCTAACGACGATGACTCCGTCTAATTTTAATAGGCTTGAATCCTTTGTCGTTCTATTATGTTCGTACCAATCAATACCTTTTTGTATGTCGGTGCGATGCAAAACTCCGTATCTGTCATATACAGCGCATAACTTGACTCCTTTGTCACTTGTATGTTGCAATGCACTGAGGATGCCATAAGTCTTATTGTTCTTATTCTTTGTTGTCTGCTCATAGTAGTATTCACCAACCTTTGCATCAGGATGTGTTTTACTACCATTTATACTCAGACGGAAGGAAACACCCGAGGGGCTTTCATCGACAAGATAAACCTGATAGCCAGCATTTGCGAGAACACGGGCAAATTTGAATTCATTGTTATTTCTGCCTTGTTCGGGATGTTGATGTCCATTTTCCCAAATCACAAAACCTCCTGACTTTCTGTTATAAAAGTCGATGTTATTGCCCAATGTACCAAGTCTTGCTCTTTCTGATATAAAGTAAGACTCATTTACTGACTTTGGCACGCCCATAAGTCTTGTTGCACCTGCACCTTTTCCCATTACTTTTCTGTTTTATATATGTTTCTATCAATCTTCTGCCAATTCTTATCAGTTTTAGGATATGGCTTGGCATATTTCTGAAAGACCTTGCGCACACGTTTGTTCAAAGGCATCAAGTACTTTCTTTTGCCTTTTGTTGTGTGTGGTATCGCTTCCTTATCGAGATATTTATGAATCCACTGTTCTCTCGTTAATCCACGTAAGCCACCATGATGCTTTATCTTATCAGATATTGTCTTACCATGCATCTTTTTGCCATTTATAACCCAAGAACCATCTTTCACATTTATGGACGATGTGCCGACGTAAATCCAGTTAGTCGCCTGATAGATAGTCCCGAGGTGATTTTGGTCACAATCGGCATAGCTCACTACAAGTTGGCAAAGAGGGCAATCCTTTTTCAGTTGACGCAAGGTCATCGCAACAGCTTGCGACGTTGCCTCTTGCTTACCATTGAGGGCTACACGTACAAGCTCTAAGACTTGTCCTTGTTTAAAACCCAACGACGATGCAAGCAAGTTATTTGCTCCTACAGCATAAAGGATAGTGCCACACCATTCATTCTTGCCGTTATATATGTTATAACCTAATGGATTGACAGGAATAGCCTTTGCATAGTGGAAATGCATGCAGGCATATTCAATAGCTTTGCGGCTTGCATTAGTTATCCTCATAGCTTACCTCCTGAATACGAAATTATACAACCCAACTCGTCAGATAATATGCTCTCATATTCATTTTGGAATTTTTTGAGCATTTCTTCATCAGTGAATGTGATTTTTGCACTCATTGGCTTTACGACTTTTTCTTCATCAAGCTCAGGCAACTCGGGCATTGCATCTTCCTGTTCTGGTTCGTCATCCAAAAAACTGCCAACGTCAACGCCCCAATCGGCAAGCTCCTGAGTGCTGCCCCATATTTCAGAAGAGAGAATATCCCAATCCCAACGACCATTTGTGATGTTCGTTCGAATCACAATTTCTCTTTCCTTTGCCTCGGTCAGACCTTCAAGCAAGATTGTTGGCACTTCTTTCAACCCGACCTCGATTGCGGCTTTGTATCTTTGGTTGCCCGCAATGATAACATTCTCGCCTGTTCGGTTGGAGAGAATAATCGGCTGAGCCTCGAAAAGTTCTGGGTTATTCTGAACTGAGGCGCAAAGCCTCTCAAAATCCTCTTTTTTGATATAACGAGGATTGTTTTCTAATTGTTTCAGACTGCTCAGTGGTCTATAAACAACCTTGAATTTAGGGTCTTTCTTCGACATAGTGGATAATTATTATTTTTCCCAATATTTATCTTTTTGGAACTCGCCAAACAAGCCCCACTTGCACATTGAAGAAAAGATTGGCTTATCGAGACCAAAGTCCTTCCGTAATTTACTTACTGGCAAATTCATTGTCCCTTCTTCAATGATATTCTCATTAGCACTGTGTATAGCATAATCGACAGACTGCTGCCCTATGCAACAAGCGAGTGATACATAAACCGTAGTCTTATGTTTGATGGCATATTCCTTGGCTAATTTTCTTGCAAAGAGATTGAGGCACAAATCAGCTTTGCTACCATCCTTCGTCCAAGGCGAACCACCACCTATCCTACAATTACCGCCGTAGAAATCAACTGCAAGTTTTCTGCCCGTTGTTCCACAATCTGCTACTGAGGCATGTTTGACGTAAGTACCCGTACCATTGAGAATTAGCTCATAATCCCCTTTTATTTCTGTGTGTATAAAGTCCAATACTTTATGTTTATCGGCAGCAGAGAGCAAAGGAATGGCACAAATAACACGTTTTATAACGTCATTATTCATAACAATCTGTGTCTTAATGTCAAGACCTCCAAGTTTTGCCTCAAATAGCTCTTTGTTCAGCCTTCTCGCAATGGCATAGTCTTTGGGCATATATTCGTTTTCCCCTTCATCATATTCAGCCATGCCAAAGAAGATGCCTTGGTCACCCCATCCATCATTATCATTAACACCGATGGCTATATCCTCAGACTGCTGACCAATGTGTATTGACACATCTAAGAATGAGCCGCAAATGGTGTTTTTAGCCCCCCAAAGCTTATAATAAGGCAAATCATAACCAATTTCATTGACAGCATTACGGACGAACTGCTCAATTTGTTCATCTGAGAATGACTTTTTTGAAGTCACCTCACCGCCGAGGGTAACGTGATTGTCTTTAATCTGCACCTCGACGGCATAATGCGTGTTCGAGTCTTGTTCTATATATCTGTCAAGTAGATATTGACTGATATAATCAGTAATCTTATCGGGATGACCGATAGAAACATATTCTGAAAAATGTATCATATTATTTCTTTTTCTTTTTTGTTTTTAATGCTTGTAATTTCTCGTCAGGTATCAGTGCTGATATTGCACCTAAATCCCTCGTGTACATATCCATAAGTGTGGCAAAGTCCATTCGGTAAACAGCCCCACCAAGAGCACTTTGGTTAAGTGACTTAAATGCGACTCCAGTGTTTGCCGCTTTCATTGCTTCTGTGAACTTGAAATTCTCTTTATCATAGAGATAATGATTGAGATTTGCTTTGTTTTCACGCCATCCCATACCTTCTATGCCACAACAGCAAAGAGAATCCCCCATGGCTCGTAAACGATTTTCTCCGCAATAGAATTTCATCCCTCTTTCGTGTAACATCCTCTTGAAAACATTAAAGTGTTCACGATAGAGGTCAGAAGGATAGACAAAATCACCTTGTAAGCGTATAGTGCCTGGCATTTTTTTCAGGTACTTAATACCTTCAAAGACACAGCCATAGACACCTGCCTTACTAAATTTTTCAATACTCTGCTTAACACTCTCAAAATACTTAGGCATATAAGGCTGACAGCGTATTATGACTCTTTTGTATTTTGAAATAATGCTTGCAGCTTCAACCCTCTCTTCAAAACTGCTTGCACCTTTTTCTATTTTGTTATATTCAGGGCAACAGGCAGAAAACTGAACAACACAATTACACTGTTTGATGAGCGAGAGATAAGGTTCTTCCGCAATCATTTTGTTCTTAGTGCTAACGATGAATGGGTATTGAGTCTTGGCAAAGACTTTCAGTGCTTCAAGCGAGTAGTGATATTTCTTCTCTACTGGCTGAAAAGGGTCGGACATACCACCCCAATGTAATGGTATATCCCAATCGCACCAACGACTTTCGCCATCCCTCCTATGTTCAATAAATGAGAGAAGGGCATTGGGCGTTTCCCTTGGTTTGATGTTATTGAAAACATCAGCATTTCTTTGTACAAAACAGTAAGCACAAAGATGTGAGCAGCCTTCGTATGTATCAAATCTGATAGGCACATCACATAGAATAACTTGACTTCCGCAACTTGGCATATTTTTATATTTTTAAAAGTTATACAATATCTTGACCATTAATCCAAAAGAGGGTCTTTCTGTCGGGCTTTGGTTTGAGCTGTTTGCGAGTCCACAGCCAAGCCTTAGCTTCATATCTTGGATGAAACTTTATACCGCAATACTCTTCTTCGTAGGTGTTCTCGTATTTAAAGCCTTTATAAATTGAAAAAGCATCAATGTATTTTATTATGCCCAAGGGGAGGATGATGTTTTTTTCTTCCCTTATTATATCAGCATAGTGCTTAATCTTATCCATCCTGTTCGGAGCACAACCAACACCCCAAATAGTTTTAATCTTCTTCCCATAGATAGCTATCCCGTATAATAGTCCGATAAGTGTAATACTACTACCCACCACTATTACAATATCGGTAACGTCATCAGGGATATTTTGTGCCTGTTCAGCTACACTTTGTACAAAGCAGTCGAGATTGTTACGTAAATCGAAACCGTATTTAATCAAGAAACTACCATCCTTTTCGGATTCCTTCTTGGCAATAGAGTTAAGCACGGCAGTCCTTGGACATTTTGAACCAATAATAACCTTGCCGCCTAATCTTACAACTTCTTTGGGATATTTCTCCTTACTTATTCTTTCTATTGTAGTTCCACCATAGATGACCTTACAAGGAACATGAAGATGCCTTGCCGTTGCAGCAACAATAACACCTTGTGGTGAGAGTATGGACGTGCCTGTTATCAAGCCATTTTTTGCCCTTTCAATGTTTTTCTTGGTAAGAATAATGCTCTGCCTGAGCTTACTACCATTAGCATTACAAAAGGCAAAGGGCTTGAATTTATCTTCTCTTTTGAAGAGTATGCCTCCCAAATCCTCAATCGGTGTTATCTCCATCTTCTATTTCTGTTTCAGTGCCATCTTCTTCAGTGCAACACATTTCGACAATCTTGTTGACAATAAATTCTTTGCCATTCTTCTTGACGAACTCGTCGATTTGCGGCTTCTTATCCAACGGGAATACGAAAGACATCTGGAAAGAGTTGGTATTTTCACGCAACTCATTTTGGAATCCACCTTCTTGCAGATTTTCAAGGTCATCATCATTAACTTCCATCAAATCATCGTCAGATGTGAGAAAGCTAACCCCTTCTACGCCCCAATCAGCAAGACTATCAATTTCTCCCCATGCACCTGACTTCAAAATGTCATAGTCCCATTTTCCATTCTGAACATTCGTTCTGATGATGATTTCACGTTCCTTCGCTTCGGTCAATCCTTCAAGCAGTATGGTAGGTACTTCTTTCAGTCCTACCTCCAATGCAGCCTTATAACGTTGATTACCGGCGATAATCACATTCTCACCTGTTCGGTTGGAGAGTATTATCGGTTGCGCCTCGAAAAGTTCGGGATTGTTTTGCACCGAGGCACAAAGTCGCTCAAAATCCTCCTTCTTGATGTATCGAGGATTATTTTCAAGTTGTTTTATGCTGTCAAGCGGTCTATAAACAACTTTAAACTTTGGATTCTTATTTGCCATAATTTCTCGCATTTTATTGAATTTTGCGCAAAGATACGAGAAAATACGAGAATATACGTGATTTTACGGATTTCTGAATAAACAAAAAAGGAATACGCTTATTAGTGCATATTCCCTTTTGATTAGAATGATGGCAGAATCTCCAATGCGACAATCTTACAATCATCATCACTGAAATTGTTTTGGATAAAATCTTTTGCACTATCCAAGAGGTCAAATCTCAGTGCAATCTGCCTGTTTGTTGTAAACTCCAGTCCTCCGCTCAGATAACGTTGTGGAGGTTCGGCATCATCTGCCTCGATAATAAAGTACTTTTTCCTTTCCATTAGTCTTGTGTGTCTATGATTGATTAAAAAACACCGCGAAATTACATAAAAAAGTTATTGGCTGTACGTTTTTGATTGTATTTTGATTATATTTTGTGATATTTTGTCTATTGCAGTTACCAAATTATACTTCTTTTACAAAAAGAAAGGTTCGTAACTGGATATTCCAGCACGAACCTTTTTCTTTAATATTCATTAGCAAAAATAATGCTCATAAGCAGCATTGTAACTATCAAACAGCTCGCTAAATCCATTTGGCTGCTTCATCATAATCTTGCCTGATGCGCATCTTGTCAACTTGTAGCCGTTTCTTCCGAATCGGCTGATAATTCTGTCTATGTTCATAACTTTACTTTTTATTACTGTTCTATCATAATTTTAACCTTTGTCGGCTCTTCGTCCGACCATTTTACTTCGGGAAATCTTTCTTTTCTGAGCTTGAAGAAATGAGTTCCATTGGTAAACCAATCTATATTCACTTTACGAGGTTTTTCAAAAATGTACAGATACAAATCTCCACATTCATCTCTCGCAACCCATGCATTAATCTCTTCCATAAGCTATTGTTTTTTATATTCAGTCTGTGTAGTAATAATCACTTGAATAGCATAATTCTCCGTATTCCTCTACGCTATTGGTTGTGATAATCATTTCTCCCTCATATACCTCATAATAGAATGTATGTGAAGAGTTCATTACTTCCTCGGAGCAAGGATGCTCTTCATCGACTGGTGTCAAGCCTTCCAACTGCTTTTCAATCCAATCTTTGCACTCTGCTATCGTATCTGCCGAAAACATAACTATCGGTTCTGTTACTTCGTCATTCAGATAAATCAAATACTTTTTCTTTTCCATTGTTGTATAGTTTTATTTTGATTGATAATTATTCCAAAAATCTTCGATTGCTTCCTTTCTGGTGTCGCCGATACCTTCATTAAAGAGAAGTGTTCCTTCTGTTGTCATATCACGAGCTATCCATTGTATATCGTAATCACTGCGGTCAAATCCTCGTTCTTGCATGGTTGACAGGAGTTCTGATTTGGTTTCAGCGATTTCAAATATATCATCCCTATAATCAACCGCTTGGCATTGAACTAAAAGCTGAGTGCCTTTTGGTAATCTGTGTTTAATAATCTTCTTTTCCATTGTTATATCAGATTATGTGACGTGTTACATGTTCAAGTGCCTTATCGAATGTCTCAAATGCTGGACGAGCAGCAAAAAAATCATTGTAGCACTCATTCTTCTTGCCAGTCTTATGTGCGTAATACTTGCCGTTGTTTGAGATATGGCAGCTGATAACGCCCACATTGCCTTTTTGAGTGGCTACAATGTACTGAAAATGATAATCAGTAACTTTAAGTATAAGACCGTGCTCGTTGCAAAACCTTACGAGCTTGTCGTGATTCAGAACCGCTTGTGTAATATCTGACTTTACCATTGTTGTTATGCTTTAAATGATTAATATTAAATTTTACAGTGCAAAATTAATAAAAAGATGCCATATAACCAAATTTTATGACATCTTTTTATTATAAATTAATATATAAAATAATGATTTAATAGATTTTAATACGAATCCATCTATTTCTCCAGCAGTTTGGCATCTTCCCGAAAATCAAAGAGTTGTTTATCAAAAGCCGTTCTGTCGGTCAGCCCTTTGATTGAAAATTCTTCGCCAAAGAAGGCGACTGCCTCGTTTTCGATTTTTTTTAACGCTTGTATCTTATTCTTCTCCGTTATGAGTGGAGTTGCATAGATACAACCATGTTGCTGTGCGAATCTCTTGCACTCAATGCCACCGCCGTATATGACAAAAAGCAGCTGATTGCCTTGTGCCCAAGACTTGGCAATCTGATATTCATATTCGAGATTATTCAATCTATCGGAATATCCTCTCGTACAGAATGCCGACCATCCCATAGGTACACCAAGCATATTCAGTTTATAAAACTTGGCATTAACATTGAGGTCAACGAATATGCGGATATTCCGTTCTTGCATACACCGGGCAATCCATCGTTTTTTGTAGATAGCCTGCAATCCAAAGGCTACAGGCGTATCGGCATATAACGAGAAATTCGGTTCAACAATGCTTTTCGGGTGAGCTTTCAATATCTGCTCGGGATGTTCATAGACCTTATTAAATCGGTAGTCATCCACATAGAAATGTAAGCTACCGGCATAGTTAAGGTCAAAGGTACGCCGCTGCTCACCCCAAGCGGCAAAGGGTTTTTGAAGCTCTTGTGCCTGCATATCGAGTCTGAGTGTCGGTATCTCGGCATCGTTATCACTTGCGAATGTTGCATCATTGCAAAAAAGGTCGCCTGTCACAGAATGGGGCAGTGGTTCATATTTTTCCATATATACATTATTATATTAGAGTTGATACAATCTGCTTAACTCGTTTATAACAATCCACTGTAAGTTTGTCGCCTGAACTCAGCCATTTACGATACCTGTTTGTCTGATTGATAACATTGGAACGTGACCGCCTAATCATTTCGGCAATTTTTCTTGGATGTACTTTATATTCCCATCCTATAAGACAGCATACACCTCGCAGCGTACTCATTTTTACACTGCGCTTTTCAGTTACAAAATCCATATAGGTGATATTACCTACATTGCAAACAGCATCTATAATGATGTCAGCTCGTCGATATTGCTCTGCTCCGTTTACCTCCATATATACAGCAAGATTAATTATAAACTCGCTGCAAAGATAATAATATTCTCGTTATTCTGTGCCTAAAACATTAAAATATTAATGTATATTAACTATAAATTATTAATATTACCCTTTTATAAAGTAGTCAATAACCTTCCTGTTGGCTTCATCGACCTTATCCCAGTTAAATCGTATATATGTGTCGGTAATATTGGTGGAATGTCCGAGAGCATGCGAAATCACGTCACGAGGTATGTCTATCTCGCTTGCATAGGTACTCCATGAGTGTCGGCTGACGTATGTTGTTAGGTGTGACAGATTGGCATTTTTTGAACTCTCCACCAAATGCTTGTTACATTTCATGGCGAATATCTTATAGTTCTTCACCTTGTCGAACCATTCCAACAAATGCTCAGTGCCTCGATATTTTTCTATGATTGCCATTGCCTCCGGCTCTACCTTTATTGAATAAGCCTTATGTGTCTTGGAACGGACATAATTTATACGTCCATTTTCAATTGTTGTCAGCTTGGAGAGGTCTGCAATGTTTATGCCTATGAGATAAAACATCAGCAGGAAGCAGTCACGGTATCTTATCTGATAAGCGGGCAGCTCCATATCTCTTAGTTTGCGCATATCTTCCACAGATATTGAACGCTTAGGCGTTTCTGCCTTGTTAATCTTGAACCTGCGAAACGGATAGCATTTGATATACTCATCATCAATGGCAAGATTAAAGATGGTGCGTATGTTACGCAGATGTATAGAACGAGAATTGGCGGATGGTGAGTCTTTCATCATCCATTTGTCAAACTCTCGAAGCCAGGACACATTCATTTCCTCAAAGGTCAATTCGTCATAGGAACAGAATTTCTGTATTTTCCGTTCCGTAGCTATATAGATTTCCTTTGTCCTTTCGTTAGTCAGTGTATCAATATATCTGCGGATATAATCGCAGAACAAGTGTGGCTTCTCATCATCGTTTTCTCCATTCAGATATTTCTCCAGCTTTTCATTAGACATATATCTGAGAAGTCCCTTGTTTTGCAGTTCAAGCAACTTGGCTTGACATTCCGTTTTCTTCTGCGTGAGGAATATATTAAGGTTTCGGTATTTTGTGCCTATGAGCTGCTGAGTGACCTTATCCCAATTTTCTTCTTTTATATATATATTAATAGGTATATATATAGTCTTGTCTCGGAAAATTGTAATCTTCAACGGATAAGTATTGTCTTTGCGCTTATATCTTCTATCGAGTATGATGTTTATTTTCGCCATATAGATTTATATATTTATTGCAAAATTGATTTGCGAGATTTTTGCGAAGTTTTTACCCCGAAAGTACCGATAATGTCCCAAACTTGCTTATTCTGTCTTATAAGCAAGGGTAGGGACAAAAAGCCCCCATCCTCTTTATTTATGCGGAGAGAACAGGATTCGAACCTGCGAGGCAATTTTGTTGCCTACACGCTTTCCAGATGTGTAACCGTTGACTGCAACTATTCTGATTTTCAATGATTTACAAAGGCTCTGAAAATCATTTGCGAGATTTTTGCGAACTTTCATTATTTCATCGACATTTGCAGCACGACTTTATACCACCCTCGCACATCCGTCTTGCTTACAGTGAAGTCGGGATAATTAGGATTGATGCTGCGGCAAGTCACACGGGTTTCATCACCTTCCGTTGGGAAGATATTCTTAATGACTATGCCGTTGATAGTGTCAAGCACATAAGTACAGCCCCAATCCAAGAATGCTGCTTCATTGATTCTACGAATGAACACACGGCAGCCATTGGGATATTCGGGCGACATACTATCGCCAGTAACCGTAAGAGCTATATCGGCGTTGTTAATAGGCGACATTATCATTTCACACTGAATATTATTGCCTTCATCAAAGCCTATAAGACTGCCGCCATGCGCTGCTGTACTAAGCAATGGCACTTGCTTTACTTTCGGCACAACCTTTTCTTCCTTTTCCAATTTCTTGCTTGGAATGCCCTCGATGAATGGCTCTCCTATCCCTTCATTCACATATTCTATATTTATATCTGGTATATATTCCTTTATTTCCTCAGCAATGAAATCGGATATAAATCCCATGTTGCGGAAGTATGCATTAGCCTTACCAAGCTTGATTTGCATACTCGCAACAGTCGTGCCTCGCTTGCGGCACACCGACTTGAATCTCTCCATAAATGCGTTGCGTTCATCTTGTGTGATGTTGCAACTATTTTTCGTGTCAATCTCCTTAGTTCTCATAAAATTCTCTTTTATATCATTAAAAATTATTAATTTATATATTAAATTCTCTTAAATATAAATATATTTGCGAGAATATTATTAATTTTGCCAGTGTTTTTCAATACCGAGCATTAATCAACGGTGCAAAGGTAGCGAATATTATTTGAATTATATATAAGTTTATAGTTAATTAATATTAATTGAAGAAAAAATGGAAATACAACTAACAAGAATGGAAAGAGAGGAACTCGTTTATCAGTTTCTGAAAAAGAAGCTTGACGAGGGACTTCGGCGGGGACAAGCAATCGCTGAGACTCAGAAGAAATTCAGTATCTGCCATCCGCAGACAGTTTACAACATCGAAAAGCGAGTGCTTAAAAGAAAGGAGGAAGACAATGGTTAATGAAAAGCCGCACGCTGGTATGCAATCTAAGTATAATGTCACACAAGCCGCCGAACTGCTTGGTATCAGCCGCAAGACATTGACTCGATACACTAAGGACGGAAAAATCAAAGCTGTCATCAATAAGTGTAATAATCGACCGATGTATTACGGAAGAGAAATTATCAGACTTTGGGGAGCTGAATATTGAAATATATGTCGGAATTAAGAGATAGTTTCATATTTTATCGTGATTGGCGAGAAGCATTGAAGAAACTGCCCGACAAAGAAAAGGTGGAAATCTATGATGCAATCGTGGATTATGGACTTGATGGAATTGAGAAAGCATTATCTCCTATCGCAGATGTGGTGATGTCTTTAATAAAGCCGCAGATAATTAGGGATAGAGATAAATACTTGCAATTCCTTGAAAAACAAAGGGTTAATGGAGCAAAGGGTGGCAGACCATCGAAAAACCCAACGGTTTCTGATGAAAACCCAAAAAACCCAGGCCTTTCTGAGAAACCCATGGGTTATTCAGAAAACCCAAAAAACCCAACGGTTTCTGGGTTAAAACCCAAAAACCCTAATTATGTAAATGATAATGTAAATGATAATGTTAATGAAAATAATAATTTAGATAATATCTCGTCGGTTCGCACCGACTTGATTGAGCGAGAAATCGAAGAAGTGGTGGAGTTTTATAATCAAACTTGCACAACATGTAAGTTGCCTAAGTGCATGAAACTCTCAGATAAGAGAAAAGGACAGATTCGTGCAAGGCTGCGAGAAAGTGGTAAGGAGAAGATATTTGAAGCCATCACAATAGCATCACAATCGGAGTTTATGAATGGCATGAACGACACAGGTTGGCGAGCAGACATAGAGTTCATAACCAATGCCAACAAGTTCCTGCTAATACTTGAAGGCAGATACAGTCATAAGAGCAATGGAAACAACAATAACGGAAGCAATACAGAAAGAGCGGTCGAGGTCGGTAGAAAAGCAATCGAGTCAATCCTCAATGATGACGACATCTAACAATGTGCTGACAAGCAATGAAGTCAAGGAATTATTGAGTGATTATCTGCCAACCAGGCAAGTTTACCTGTGCGCCGACAAGGAACTATGCTATTTTGGTAAAGCACCAACGTTATTAGACATCGGCAATAAGTATGGCAGAAAGCTGCCACTTATTTGGCTTGTAGGTCAGATAACCGACTTGGTAACATTCACGAATTGCAAGAATATCATCAATGAAACACAGATAAGAGAACTTGCGAGGATGATTAATGCCGAATATCATTACTATAAGCTGACTGAGATTATGTTATTCTTCTATCTATTCAAGGCTGGCGAATATGATGATTTCTACGGGACTATATCTCCTGCTGCAATAATGAAATCTCTTAAAGAGTTCAAGAAACAGAGGTGTTCCGAATATGATACATATATTCGCAGGCAAAATGAATTGCAACGAGAACGTGATATGCAAGGATGCATTCCCTATGATGAATGGTTAAAACAGAAAAATAGTATTAACAATTAAAAGTGTACAACAATGAGATTAAGATTAACAAAGATGGTTATGCAAAACTTCAAGGCGGTGCATAACGCAGAATATGACCTTGACAGTAACAAGGTCATTGTAAGTGGAGGTAATGCTACGGGCAAGACCACACTGTATGAAGCCTATTACTGGTGTTTATTTGGAAAGACTGTTACACCAAATGGCATTGTACAGACGCAGGATGCCGATAACAAAATTATCCACAAGGTCGAAACATCGGTGGAGCTAACACTGAATATCAATGATGATTATACCATTGTTATCAAGCGCACATTGAACGAGAAATGGAAGGCACTCGGTACTGCCGAAGAAAAATACGAAGGCAATGAGGTGCAAAGATATTGGAATGGCGTGCCTATAACGATGTCGAAATACAAGGCTAAGCTCAATGAGATATACCCGATTGAGAAATGGCAGATGGTGTCTAATATTCATACATTCATGGCAATGAAGATGGAGGACAGACGTAGGTATCTTATATCTATATCGGGGAATATTGATGAGCAGGCTCTTATGAAGCCTTATCCCGAAATAACCAAGGCGATGGCAGCTCGTAAGACCATTGAAGAACTTATGGAGCAAACCAAGTCAGAGTTGAAGCGTGCGAAAAAGGAACTCGACGATATACCTACACAGATTAAGGCACAAGACAGCTTAAAGGTGTCGATAGAAGATGGTGCGAATACCGATGCCGAACAGGTAAATCTCTACTATGACGAGGAAAAGCGTCTTGAAAATGAGATTGAGCGCAAACGCAAGCAATTACGTGAGCAGTACGACAAGGATGTTAGAGCAAAGAAAACTGCGTTAAATAATGCAAATGATTCACTCTATAATGAAAAGCGAGGTCTTGCCAAGCTGGAAGAAAATAATTCTGAAAGAGTTGCCAATCTTATCAAGACCACAGAAAAATTCGAAGCCAAGAAAGCTGAATGGCAGAAGGTGAACAATGAAAAGTTTGAGTTCACTGCTGATGATGTATGCCCTGTGTGCGGAACTAAGCTGAGTGATGAATACAAGGCGAATGTCAGAAACAAGGCTGTTGATGAGTTCAATATCAACAAGTCGAAAAGACTTGAAGCCATCATGAGAGAGGCTACTTCCTTGAAAGAAGAAATTGCCGCTATTACCGGCGCAAATAATGAATACAAGGAAATCATTAAGCCCGAAAAGGAAAAGGCAATAGAACAGGCGCAAAAGGAATTAGATAAGGCGCAAAAGTCGTATGATAATGCTGTGGCATTTGATACTGAATCAGATAATGAATTGAAGAAACTAATCACTCAGCTTGAAGAATGGAAGGCGAAAAAGCCCGTTAATGCCGACAATGTACTCAAAATCAAGGCTGACATGGAAATCAATCGCAGAGTGGAAGCTGAGAAAGAACGTCTTGATAAGCGTTCCAAGGAGCTGACTATCATCATCGCCAGCTGTGATAAGATACTCGCTGAAATCAAGGCATATAAACGTGCCAAGATTGAGCTTGTAGAAAGCAATGTCAACAAGTTCTTTGATTTGGTTCGATGGAAGTTCTATGCTCAGAACATTACCAATGATGACGAACAAGAGATATGTACTTGTATTGTCGGCGGCAAGGATTTCGTCAATCTCAATGATGCAATGAAAATCAATACTCAGATTGATATATGCAATGCTATTGCAAGAACTGATGATATATTTGCTCCAATGTGGATTGATGGTGCGGAATCTGTCACAGAGCCTCTTGGTTCGCTTTCTCAGCAGTTTTTGTTAAAGGTGGTTGATAATGAGAAATTCAATATTTCATTATAAGTTTTATGTATAACAGTTAAAAGCAAAAGAATTATGGAAGAAAACAAACATGAAGTGGCTATCGTGCCACAGGGAACAACTGAGCTGAATATGTTTGGCTCTATCGCAGCATTTGAAGCAGGTCAGAGAATGGCTAAGGTTTTTGCCACATCGACACTCGTGCCGGAAAGTTATCATAATAACATTGGTAACTGCATGATTGCGCTGAATCTTGCTCAGCGCATGAAATCAGACCCTCTTATGGTTATGCAAAATCTTGTCATCGTGCATAACAAGCCAACATTTGAGGCGAAGTTTGCTATTGCCTGTTTCAATGCAACAAGAAAGTATTCGCCTATCCGATACAAGGAGATTGGCGAGAAGGGCAAGGATAGTTACGGTATGTATGCCTATGCCTTTGATTTGAAGGATGGCACAGTACTCCGAGGTCCTGAAATCACCATCAAACTTGCGAAGGGTGAGGGCTGGTATCAGCGCAACAAGAAATGGGAAACCATGCCCGAATTGATGTTGAGATACCGCTCGGCATCTTGGTTTATCCGCACAACTGACCCCGGTGTTATGATGGGATTTCAGACAAAAGACGAGGTTGAGGATGTTGAAGGAGTGGAAGTTCCAATCGACACGCCAACAGGTATTGTTACAACACAAGAACCCGAGGTCGTGGATATTGATACTCAGATGCAATCTGAAATTTCTGATACTGCGGAACAGGTAGCTGATGCTGAACCTGAAAAGAATGAGCAGGAAAATGAACCGGCGGAACAGCAAGGTGCTGAATCAAAGCAAGGCAAAGAACCTATGGGCAAACAGCCCACACCCGACCTGTTTAAGTAAAACCTACGGAGTGCGGTAATATTAACACCGCACTCTATTATAAAAATCTCATAGAATGAATATAACAGTTATTGGCAGTTCTTCTTCGGGTAACGGATATATCATCAATACTGATAGTGGTACTTTGTTGATTGAATGTGGCATGAAACTCACTAAGACAGAAGAAGCATTGAAATATGATTTGTCAGATGTTGTTGGTTTATTGGTTTCGCACGAACATGGCGACCATGCCGCCTATATATCTGATTACATCAAGCATTTCAATGTATATGCCACAGAAGGTACACTGATTGCAAGGAATATGCTGGGACATCGCAATGCAAAGGTGTTAAAGTACGGCAAGCCTATTGTCATTGGTGATTTCAAGGTTATGGCATTCCGCACAGAACATGATGCCTCAGAACCTTGCGGATTTCTTATCGTGTTACCCAATGGAGAAAAACTTGTTTTTGCCACAGATACGAGCCGTTTATTTTTGCGTTTCAGCGGAATATCTTATTGGATGGTAGAATGTAACTACGACAAAGAAATACTCCAAGAGAACGTAAATAATGGCTCTGTAAACATAAGTCTTGCAAGGCGAATCGTGAAATCACATCTTAGCTTATCTCAGTTATGTAAGATGATTGACGTTAATGATTTTAGTCAGACAAAGATGATATTACTGATACATCTATCCAATAACAATTCCAACTGCAATAAGTTTGTATCAGAAATTGCCCGCAGGACAGGTAAACAGGTTATAGCTGCTAAACAAGGACAAAAAATAGAATTATTATGATTAAGGCAATAGAAAGAACAATAAAATTATACAGCGCAGAAAAAGATGGCGTAGTAAAGGAACTCGCATTTGATTTTGAGGATGTATCAAAAATATGCAAACTAAAGAGAAAAGGGTGCAAGATAGTTGAGAACTCATTTGACGTGACTGAATATGTTAATATCATTTCTCACAAGGAATTGATGCACGAGATAAGTCGGCGGTCTGTACGTAAGAGTTATGACTATTGGTAAGGCTTGCGAAGAAAAAATGCTCAATGGTAGAGAAATTATTAATTACTCTAAAAGCATTAATGTTTGCTATTAATTTATATTAATTTATTAATGTTTTCTCATAGAAAATTTGGATATTTGCGAGAATATTATTAATTTTGCACTGATATTTTTAATATAAACAATTTTAAAGCAATACAACAATGAAAAAGTTAATTAATCTATGGAAGATGTCAATCGGATGGGATTCGATGACTAAAAAACAAGGTAAGTATGCTGTTGGTCTCGGTGCTGGGATTGCCATATCCCTATTCTTAGCATCGGTACATTACATTCTCGGATTTATAGCCTTCGCTGTTTTGGCTATGTATCTGCCAGAGATTAGCGCAAAACTCAATATAACGGAATAGCTATGGAAACAAGGTATATTAGTTTATCGCTCGAAACCGCAAAGAGGTGGTATGAGCAAGGTGGCGAGTTAAAAGATATGGCTCTTGGGGCATACACGCTTGAAGAGATGGGTTATAAACTGCCTACAACGTGGGAAGATTACATTGAGAAGTGTAAGAAGTGGCATATTATAGTCGGCACAGAAGACTACGAAGATAAAAATCCTCAGATTGCGGCGGTAAAGAAACTGATACTGCTCCGTGATTTTTACAATAATAACTGGAAGCCTGATTGGGACAACATAATCGAGTATAAATACGGCATTACATATTGGTATGACAGAGATACCAGAGAGTCGTCGTATGCTGCTAAAGTGATTTACTGCCCATCTTGCTTCTTGGTGTTTAACGATATGGCAAAAGCCAAGGAATTTCTCAACAATTTCCGTGAGCTGATTGAGCAAGCGGGGGATTTAATTTAAAACTTAAAATTATGAACGAGAAGATTAACTTATGTGAAATATTGAAAGATTGCCCAAAAGGGTACATATTTTGGTCATCAATGTTGGGAAATGTAGAGTTTCTCCGC